ACTTTCGATTTTGGCAACAGCTTCCTGCAAGGCAGCCGTCAGCAAAGGCACCAGCTTGGATTGGTCGATGCCTTGGTAGATGGGATTGCCGTCATCATCCACTGCGTCCTTTTCGCCGGTAATCGCTTCGGGAACAACAGCCTGAACCTCGTGGGCAATAAAACCATCAACGGTTTGATTTGAATTTCCAATGAAATTAAATCTATGAACAGGTATGAGAACTAAACGCTCTAAAGCCTCCGTAAGCGGGGTAAGGTTCTCTTTTAATCTATAATCTGAAGTTGTATTGTACGAAGTTGAGGATCCATTTGTAGAAATCGTACCAATTTGTGTCGTGCCATAACGGAAAAGCACTATGTCGCCGGTTGTGGTTCGTCGAGCAAAAACGCCTGCCGGGTCAGAACTTCTGCTTGCTGAAATATATCCAGAGCCTATCGCAACACCAGCAATATCCGACCCTGATGGATCATCGCTTGATGTTTGAGCAATGCGAATAACACCACTATTTGTAATCCTCATCCGCTCCGTCGGAGAACTTGCTCCATCGGCGGTAGTGCTGAACACTAGCCTGCCGCTAACGTCGGATGTATCCCCAGCAGTCCCTACCTCACTGTCAACAGCACATGAAATTGATGCCGCAAGATTATTTATTGCTGAGTTTTGTGCGCCAGCAAAACCAATAGTTCCCAAGGAATCGTCTTGCTGGACGGCAGTAGTGCCTCCTACGGCAGTCCCACGGGTTCTTGCAAGCGTGATTACGGGCGAGATTGTAGCGTCTGTATTGTTGTTGGAAACAAGACTTAAATGGGCAAAACTTGTAGATTCAGCCTGAATAGCAGGGTTGGTCTGCCAAACCTGTCTCGCACTAGACGTGCCCACTAAGAGGCGACCTGAGCTGTCGATACGGGCGCGTTCGTTATCAACGGTATTAAAAATAATCGGACCAGCGCCAGTCTTGGTTCCAATTACAAGTGGATAAGAACCCGAATCACTGTAGTAGATTTCAGCGTAATTAGTATTTTGAGCCCTAAAGTAAATACCATTACTTGTTCCTGCTGCTCCACCAATGCGGACAAGGTTGTTGCCAGATGAGGCATAAACATCAAGCAATCCGCCAGGGCTCGTAGTGCCAATCCCTACACGGCCTGAGGAATTAATGTAAAGCGCTGAATTAGAGGTATTGCCGTACTGAAAGTTCCACCCTGTTGGATAATTTGTTCCGGTATCGGCAGCAACGATCCCCGATAGCGCCCTTAGGCCATAGGTATTTGAATTATTGGCGTCTTTGAATATGAGGCTGCCCCTGGCCGTAATAGTTCCATTAACATCAAGAGCGGTTGCAGGCGAACTAGTCCCTATGCCAACTGCGTCTGCCGAGGCATCAACAAATAGCAGGTTTGCATTTGTATCACCTTCAACGCGGAAATCGTAGTTAGTGCCGCCATCGTTGAACACCACCTCGCTGGTGCCCCACTCGACGCGCTCGACGCCGTTCGTGCTAATGGCAAACTGATCAGTTCCCGGCCGCCAGATGCCGGTGTTCAGGTCATCGCGGAATGCCAGGCCTGGAGCGGAGACGGTGCCGTCCTCGACGGTCAGCGTGCCATCCAGCTCGCGCAGGGTGATCCAGGCATTGTTTGCGCTATTGCGAATCTTCAGCAGGCCGGTGGTGGTATCTGCCCACCACTGATAGGCGTAGGTAGTGGTTGGCTCAGTGGCGCCACTGTTCTGGCTGACGATGGCCAGCAGAGCATTGTTGAGATCTGAACGAACGGCGGCGCCCGTGCCGTTACTGATCACATAGTCGTGCTGTGCCATCGAAGCTCATGCAATAGCGCAATTCTCGCAGGAATCAAGCGCCCTTGCCATATCCCACCGCACTCCAGGCAAAGTCTCTACTGACAGCTGTCCCCGCAGAATTTCGGAAGACGACCGTGAACTGCGTGCTGCTCACGCCACTCACCTCGAAATAGTCGCCTGTTCCCATGTTCTGAGCGGTGATGCCGATGCTCGGCAGGCTGCTGTTGACGCCGCCCAGGCCTGCGGTGCCAGTAAAGAACGGCTTATCGAAGGTCACCGTCTTGGCGCCAGCGCCGCTGCTGATGCTGCCCACGCTCTGCTCCTGCCGCCGCTGAAAGGTGGCTTCGTAGCCAAGTTCATCGATCAGGATGTTCTGCCCGACATCCTCGCTGGTTAGCTCCGCCTTGAACTGGAATGCCCTGGCCTTGAAGGTGCCGTTCACGAACTCCTGCCATGCCGACCAGGTGGGCGATCCGCTGGGGTTATCGCTTGTACTGCGCAGGTACAGCTTCGAGTTCACCCTGGCTGCAGCAGAACCATCCCAGTCGTTCCAATCGTCAACATCGCCGGTCCGGCTGTCGATCAGATCAGATGGGAAGTAGGCGCGAGTGACGAAGAAGCGCTTGAGATCCAGGCTGTAGGCAGCACCGAGGTCCAGAGTGTTATTGAACTGATAGGTCCCGCTGCTGGCGACATTACCCATAACATCAAATGCTGGAATTGCATCAAAATCAGTTATTGAATCCAGCAGTGTAGTGCCATCAAGCGTGAGTGCGTCATATTCATCACTGTAGAAAACAGTGGTTTTATTCCCTTGGAATGGGGGCGTGTCGGCATCTTCCCGCCTGGATTGCACCAGCAGATTGCCCAAGGTGTCGGGCAGATCAATGATGACGCTGGCTGCATTAGTTGATTGACGGCCACCATCATCTTCAAATTTGATCAGGACTTCGCCTTCGACCAGCGGGATGATCGCCTCAGTTGCGCTTCCTGATTTGGCCTCGACCAGGTCGACGCTATTTGCCCAGGTGGCCGAGCCATCGGTAAGGTTGCTGTGGCGGATATGAACACTGCCACCGATCTTCACATCTAGATCGACTGTCGGATTCCAGCGAAGGCGCCCCGAGTTGGCACTGATCGCCTCGAACGTCAGATTCTGAACATCGCCAGGGACTGCGGTCTTACCGACTGCGGCGTAGCTCAACTCGGCCGGCTGCGTGCTGGGAGTACGGACGCCGTTCAGGCTGTAGACCCGGACCTGGTAGGTCTGCGCTGTGGTGTCCAGGATTTCGTAATCAGTGCGCGGCACATTGACCGTTGTCCAGTTGCCATCCACTGGCCGCCATTGCACCTGATACTGCGAGACGCCAACCACTGCGCCCCAGCTAACGATCAGCTTCACGCGCACCTGACCGTTGCTTTCGTAGATCGTTTCCGATGCCGACAGGTTTGTAGGCGCCGGCCGGGGTTCGTTGACCTGAGTAATGTCGCGAGTCTGCAGCTTGAAGCCGCGCTCTACGTAGTCGTACTTACTGGAGTTGTACGCGATCGCAGTGACCTCGTACTGCACCCGATCAATCTCGGCCACTGTCAGCACGCGCCAAGTGCTGGTCTGCACTGTGCTGTTGCTCAGCACCCAGATGCTGTTGGCATTCGGCGCCGTACTGAATGCCGAGGCGACGGTGATGTTCGCGCCAGCGATACTGCTGATCGCTTTAGTCTCGACCGTGCCGTCAGGCAGGATCACCGACAGCGTGGCGCTGCCAGTGGTGACCAGATCGGTCTCGACGGTATCGTCGACGGTGATCACCGTTGTGGTGGCCGATGCGATCCGGCCACCGCGGCGCACACCAGCCTTCACTGGGTCAGCAATCTCGATCACCTGACCGGGGCGCACCAGCACACCAGCATCAACTGAGGTCTTGAAGTTGACCACCTCGGTCTCTTGCTGCTCGGTGTAGAGCAACCATTCGCCAAGACGGGCAGCCTGACCGCGGCTAGTACAAGCGAAGGCTTTGATATTGGTGGTGATCACGCCATACTTCGCGATGGCGTCCTTGTCCTCCACCACCTCGTAGGCGATGTCCTGGGTATCCAGATCGAGGTAGCTGACGATCGCGACGGTGTGCCTGGTCTTCAGGTCAGAGCCGGTGTAGTTGAAGCCATCGGCACTGACATTGGACAGCGTGAATAGATAGCTGGCGTCAGTCGGCTTGTCCTGGCTAATGGTCAGAGATCCAGTGCTCCAGTACGGCATCACCCGCATCACGGAGCAGAGATCATTGATCAGCTTGTACGCCTCCTCCTGGTTCTGAATCAAAGCATTGCAAGAGAAGCGTGGCTCGGTGCCGCCGAACCCGTCATCGATGCTGGCTGATGCGTACTGGCTGGCGGAGTAGAAGGCGAACTTGTCCAGCTGGCTGGAGGTGATGTGATCACCTAATCCCCAGCGGGTATTGGTGAGCAGCGCATACAGGATCCAGGCTGGGTCAGATGTCCAGGCTGCAGCCGCGAAGGTGCCATCCCATGCGCCGGCATAGCTGATCGCGCCGGTGGTCTGATTCACCGTGCCATTACTGGGGATCGGCACCTTGATGCCACGGATCCGATAGCTGCGGTTTGGGATGCTGCTGAACTGCTCAGCATCCAGGCGCATCGCCACCAGGGCGCTGTTGGGATACCTCAGCTTCTGCTCGGTGATCTCTGTGTAGCTGGACCAGTAGAAATCATTCAGCAGGTTGGTGTCCAAGCTGTCGGCAGTGATGCGCACCACGCGCACATCAATCGGATAGGCGCCGGAGAAGTTGATCTTGTAGTCCTTCTGATACTGATCAGCAGTGCGGCCGGCGATCGTGTCGCTGATCACGGTGGTGTAGCCGCCACCGTTGTATTGCACGCGGATTTCCAACTGAACGTTGGTACCTTTTACATCGCCTTCATCGGTATATTGCTCCAGCCTTGGAATCGTAATGGTCACTCGCATTGCGTTGACCGTGGTGTCGGTGACAGTCCGAGTGATTGGGGTAGCCTGCTCGACCTTGACCTGAACGCTGGTTTCGCGCTCTACATCAGACAAGCCAGCTACATAGCTC